TCTTCTTCCATAGCCCTAGCAATAGGGCTATTTTTTCGGGTGAGATATGGAAAAAAAAGGTATGTCGATAATGATCGGTCTGTTGGGCAAAGAGCCTAAGATGGCTGAGAAGTCCGAGGGAGGTCTACTAGAATCCGATACAGAATCTTGTCCACTATCTACTGTTGATGCCGATATAAACAAGGGCAACAAGAAGAAAGCCATTTTGACTGCCAATTATGGGGCGCGCAAAGATGGTGAGGGCAAGTGCAAAGCCTGCGAATATTACGAAACAGGCGAAGAAATGACCAAGTGCGGAGTAGGTAAGGGCATGGGTCATTGTGCTATATTTGACTTTGTATGTGCCGATGAGAATGGCTGCCAAGCATGGGAAGCTATCGGTGAGGAAGAAGAATACGAGGAGGAAGAATGAAACAGGGTCTCTACAGCAATATCGCAGCAAAGAGAAAACGCATAGCCGAAGGATCAGGCGAAAAGATGCGTAAGGTAGGCACACCAGGCGCACCAACAGCCAAGGCATTTAAACAGGCAGCTAAGACAGCAAAGCCAATGAAAGCCAAGAAATGATGACCAAATCCCAAAAGAAAATCGGTAAGGTCATGGGCGAGTACAAAGAAGGAAAGCTACATTCTGGCAAGGGTGGTAAGGTCGTTAAGAATCCCAAGCAAGCTATGGCGATTGCTATGTCAGAAGCCGGTAAGTCTGCTCGATACAAAAAGTGATTAGTGTAGTAATGCCTAGTTATCTAGGTAATTACCCTACAGCAGCAAGTAATAGAGAACAAAAGCTCCCTAGAGCAATAGAGAGTTTTCTATCGCAAGAAATAGGCGAGTTAATAGTTGTAGCAGATGGATGCTATAAAACAGTAGAGATAGCCTCTAAATACCCTGTAAAGACCATCCTAATAGATAAGCAACCACACTTTAGCGGAGTGCCAAGAAACACAGGAATACAAGCAGCTCAGTATAATTACATCGCTTATATAGATAACGATGACGTATTTGGGAATGGACATCTACAATCAATAGCAGATAATGTAGATACAGATTGGCTATATTGGGATGACTATGTAGATGGCAAAATTCGCACAGTATGGTTTGAGATGGGGCATATAGGAACTTCTGCAATAGCCCATAAAAAAGAAATAGATTGTAGATGGGGCGATGGGTACGGACACGATTGGGAGTTTATCCAACAACTAAAGCATTACCCTAACAAACGCATTATTGCCAATTACCAAGTTATGCACATACCAGGTGTTATAGATCAATAATGTTTATCTTACCTACCTATAAACGACCCGAAAAGCTCAAAAAAGTTATTCAAGCATACATAGATACTAAGACAACTGTGCCTGTTTATGTGCTGATACAAGGCAATGCTGAGATGTACAAGGGTATTGAGTATCCTGATACATGGACTGTAGAGATTTTAGAGAACAATATTGGCTTAGTAGCTGGCTTTAATTATGTATTCAAAAAGTTTCCAAACGAAACTTATTATGGATTTGCCACAGATGATCAGCATCCCGTTACAGAACATTGGGATAAAAAGCTATTAGAGAATATAACCCCTTGGAATATAGTTACTTGCCAAGATACTCTCAATAAGAATGATTGGAGAATGTCTGGGATAACTGCAATCGGTGGTGATTTAATACGCTGCGCTAATTTTATATTTCCACCTTGCAATTGGCACGTATGTGGTGATGATTGGTGGGAGCTAGTAGCAAAAAACTGTGGCAACTGGATTAAAGTAGATGCTTATAGCACTCACATGACCCCAGAAACAACAGCAGTTGAGCCAGACGAAACATACAAAAGCTCTTACACAGACTTTAGCGGTCAGGTAAGTAGATACAACCAATGGTTAGTAGCAGAAGGAACTGATCTACTTTCTAGAATACAAAAACAGATAACTATGCCATGAAAATAAGAGAAGCTGCCGGAGTCCTAGAAAGGATAGGAGTCGCAGGGTATAACAAACCCAAAAAGACACCTAGCCACCCTACTAAAAGCCATGTAGTCGTGGCAAAAGAAGGCGATAAGGTAAAGACCATACGATTTGGTCAGCAAGGTGTAAGCGGTGCAGGTGCTAATCCCAAGACCGAGGCAGGCAAAGCAAGACAGAAATCATTTAAGGCTCGTCATGCAAGCAATATTGCTAAAGGCAAGATGAGTGCTGCGTTCTGGGCAGACAAAGTGAAGTGGTAAAAATACTGTAGAATAGAAACCTTTGACATCAACCATCAACCCGAAAGGCATGGAATGTTAGGCGCAAAACAAATTAAATGGGAATCTGTAGACAAACTAATTCCTTATGCTAAAAACGCAAGAACACACTCAGACGAGCAAGTGGCGCAGATAGCAGGATCTATAAAAGAGTTTGGATTTAATAATCCTATTCTTGTAGATAAAGATAACTCAGTTATAGCTGGTCATGGAAGGCTCATGGCAGCAAGAAAACTAGGCATGGATAAAGTGCCTGTTGTAGAACTACAACACCTTACAGAATCACAAAGAAAAGCCTATGTCTTAGCAGACAATAGAATCGCACTCAATTCAGGGTGGGATACATCTATGCTGTCGCTAGAGTTGCAAGACCTAAAAGACGATATAGACCTTTCCTTGTTAGGTTTTGATCCTGATGAGCTAGATGCCCTGTTAAACCCTATAGAGGAAACAGAAGGGCTAACGGATGAAGATGCTGTGCCTGATGTACCAGACGAGCCTAAGACAAAGCTAGGGGACATCTACATATTAGGTAATCATAGGCTTATGTGCGGTGATAGCACAAGTATTGATTCGGTTGAAAAGCTAATGAATGGTCAACTGGCAGACCAGCTAGTAACTGACCCGCCATACAACATCGCTTACGAAGGCGGCAGTAAAAAGCGGGAACAAATCAAAAATGATGAAATGGCAGACGAGGAGTTCAGGCAATTTCTAAAGGATGTGTATATAGCTGCCAACGCTGTTATGAAGGCTGGGGCTGTATTTTACATATGGCACGCAGATACCGAAGGCTACAACTTTAGGGGCGCAGCTAGGGATATGGGCTGGAAAGTACGCCAAACACTTATATGGAATAAAGACAACTCAGCGTTTGGTAGGTCTGATTACCATTGGAAGCACGAACCCTGCCTTTATGGTTGGAAAGAAGGCGCAGCACACTTATGGGCAGCAGACCGAAAGCAAACTACTGTTATTGAGTGCAAAAGACCATCTAAAAGCGATTTGCACCCTACAATGAAGCCAGTAGAACTAATGGAATACCAAATACTAAACAACACCAAAGGCTCGGACATTGTGTTGGACTTGTTTGGTGGTAGCGGTTCAACTATGATAGCTGCTGAAAAAATAGGCAGAAAGTCCTGTTTAATGGAACTAGACCCTAAATACTGCGATGTAATAGTCAAGCGTTGGGAGCAATTTACAGGTAAAAAGGCTGTACTTTCGGAGTTAGAAAAGGAATGATATGCAAGGTGTAGAACATATCCCTACCGAAGAAACTAGAAAGTTAGTCCGAAGCCTAAGTGCTGTAGGAATTAAGTATGTAGATATTGCTGGCAAACTAGACATATCAGACGATACGCTAGTAAAGCACTACAAAAAGGATTTAGAAGATGGTCGCATAGATGCCAACGCCTCTATTGGTCAAACGCTATTCCAACAGGCTAAGAACGGCAATACAGCAGCAGCTATCTTCTGGTTAAAGACTAGAGCTAATTGGAAAGAAACAAACGCTATAGAACATTCTGGTGAGGTCGGTGTCAAGTGGTTAGAGTAGTAACCATACCCTACAAGCCAAGAGATCCGCAAAAGTTAATTCACGATGCGTTGGATAGCCATCGATTTGTAGTTGGTGTGGCACATCGTAGGATGGGTAAGACAGTAGCAGCACTCAATCAGCTTATTAAGAGTGCTATGAAGAACGACAAGCCTAACCCTAGGTATGCGTATATCGCGCCAACATATAGCCAGGCTAAAAGGGTAGCTTGGGATTACCTTACAGAGTTTGTAAGACCACTAGAAGCAGTAGCCAATATAGCGGAGTTAAGAGTAGACTTCTTTGGCAGACGAATACAGTTATACGGATCAGATAACCCAGACTCTTTGCGCGGGCAATATTTTGATGCTGTAGTGCTAGACGAAATTGGCGATCAGAATCCTAAGATATGGAATGAGATCATTAGACCGGCTCTTGCAGACAGAAAAGGGTCGTGTTTGTTTATTGGCACACCCAAGGGCAATAACCACTTCAAGGACTTGTTTGACAGAGCAGGGAAAGAAGAAGGATGGGCAGCACTACAGTTCAAGGCAAGCGAAACAAAGCTAATAGATGAA